GGACGTTGTTGCAGCTGTTGCTGAGATTTGAGCAGTCGAACCCATCACAGCAGATTTAACCCACTCAACGCCCATCTGGACGAAGGAGTTAATCAGGCTGTTGATAGCGTTGCTGGCGAGTGACTGCATAGCCTCCTGAGCTGTCATGCTGCCAGTAACCATTCCTGTGAAGGCGTTAGATGCATTGCCAGCCAGTGAATCAAACGATGCTGCTAAGGCCTCATTGCCAACACTCTGATTGCGCCACATAGTCCACATCGCAGCTGTTCGCTGCTGGTCGTACTGTGTGTTCAGTGAATTGCGCAGAGCGAGGCTTTGCTGTTCGGTAAGAACCTTTTGGTTCTCGAACTGCTGGATGAGCGCTAATTTCTGCGCATTCTCATTGGCAAGCTGCTGAACTGGATCGACAGTGCCGGCGGCGGCCTGCTGTGGCGTGACAACCTGCTCGGAGCGTATTTTCGCAAGGTTGGTCTGGTGCTGCTGCTCCAGTTGCTCAGCGGTGGCGTTATACTGCTCTTGGCTGATTTTCTTCGCGGATAATGCAGCATTCAGATCGTCTACATCCTGCTTGTAGCTGGCGTTCTCCTTCGCTTCAGGCAATAACTTCTCTGCCGCTGCCTGTGCGCGGATTGCATTGCCGGTATCCCACTTTGCAGCAGCATACTTGCCAGCCAGCTCAATATCTTTTTGAGTTGCAGCGCTGCCAAGCGATTGCTGTGCGGTAAGAATAGCCTGCTCACGACTCAGCTCACGAGTCGAATCGCCAACCAATTCTGATTGCTGCTTCAGATTAGCTAGCTTCTGAGCGACAGAATCAGCCTGTGTTTCCGCCCTCTTTCCTTCAGCTATTCCTGCGCGCGTCTCTTTGTTGCGATTTGCCTCGGCCTGCTGAAGATCGTACTGGGCCCCAGCCAGTTCTCCGGCGGTGTTAATTTGGTTTTGATTGCCACCTTTTGCGTTTGCCTCCATGCGAGCTTTGGTTACAGCACGGAGTCGCTTATCTGTAATGGCAAGTAAGGCGTTTTCAGCTTCAAGGTCTTTGTTATAGGCATCCGCCTGATCGCTACGTGGCAGCTGCAGGCTGGTTGAGTTAAATTTCTCCTTGGACCTGCTGGCAAAATCAATCGCATTCCCAAACTGATTCATCAGGCCAGTTGCAACTCCAGCAGCCTCACCATCTCGTTTAAGCAGGTCGATACCCTGCGCGAAGGTGCCATTCATCTGTGCGCGCAAAATGCCTGTCTTGCTAACCGTCTGACTCAGCTTGTTCTGAGCTGTCTCATTCTGCGCGAGTAGTTGGGTGTGCTCGCTCTGTGCATCTGTCAGTTCTGAAAGCGTGACTTTGTAGAGCAGGCTGCCTTCCTGAAGATAACTAAGCGTGCGGCGAAGGCGGTATTGCTGCAGCTCGTTGGATTCAAGGCTGGACTGGTTATCTTTTATCGCATCGGCCTGCGCCTTGATGGATTTGGTCGCATTGTCGATTTCAGCTGCAAGCTGAATCTGACTCATGCTCTTCATCTTGGCGATCACACCATCAAGCTTGTCAGCGAAATCGATGCTCTCCTGACGAGCCTGCTGCATTTTCTGGTAGAAGTAGAAGATGCCTGCTGCAGCAATTACCGCCAGCCCTGCCGGTCCGCCAATCAACGCCAGAGCGCCTTTGGCTAAACCGCCAATAGTGGTAGTCGCAGCAGCAGAAGCCGAAGCTGCTGTTCTGGTTGCGGCAGCTTCTGCCAGTTGCGCTTCTGCATATGCAGCCGATCGCTGAATAGCTACAGATTTGACGGCCACCAGATTTTCAAGCGCGAACGCCTCCGCCGCCGAACCTCTGGCAACGTTGTATTCAGTCTGAGCAAGCGCAAGGTTTGATAATGCCTGCTCTTTGTCGAGACCTGCTTTCAGAGCCGTAACGCGCGCGGCGTTAGCTGTAGCCGCTGCTGATTGGGCTGTCGCTGCTGTCTGAGCCTTCGCCGCCAGTGAATCATCAATGCGGGCTTTGGTTGCCAGCGCCAACGCGCCGACAAAACGGCCGCCAAAAATTACTGCAGCAACAGCAATTGCGTTCGCCACGATATCGAGATTCTGACTGAGTGAAATCACACCCTCATTAAACACACGAATTGAAGTGGAAACGCTGGAGCTTTCGCCTACGAATTTGGTGATGTTGTTGGTGGCGATCGTAAACGCCTGGCCCATTGTGGTCGTGGTGTTTGCGAATTCCTTTGCGATTGCGCTGCTCTGCTTGAGCAGGCCGTTAACGACCACTTCAGTTGTCAATTTACCCTGCGCAGCCATGCCACGAAGCTGGCCAATGGTCACGCCAAGAGAATCGGCAAGTGCCACCGCAAGGCGGCTACCGTTCTCAGAGATTGAGTTGAATTCCTCACCGCGCAGAACGCCAGACGCCAGCGCCTGTGAAAGCTGCGTCATCGTCGAGCTAGCTTCTTCGGTCGTGGCGCCAGATACTGCCAGGCCTTTGTTAATTGTCGAGGTAAGTGTGATCAGGTCTTTAGTGCTTGTGCCGGCGCTGCGGGTTGCACGCTCGAGGCGGCCATACAAAGTTGCAGTAGCCGCCAGGCTGCTCATGGTGTTCTGGGATATGTCGAAAACGCGCTGAGTAACTTCCGCCAGTGATTCGTTGGCCCGAACGGAGTTAGCCAGCTTGTTGTTTACCGTTACCCACTCATTGCCATACGCGGCTACCTGCTGAACAGAAATGGCAGCGATTACGCCCCGAGCTACTGCGCTCAGGCTGGACATGGTGCGCTGCATTGAAGCGACTGAGCGCTCCGCTCGGGTCACTGTGGCATCAAGACGACCAACAGTTCCGTTCATGCCGCTAAGCGCGGCGTCTACTTCGCGGCGGGCCGCCAGCAGGCGAGCGGTGTCCATATCCACTTCATAGATAATGCTGCCTGCGTTAACTGAACCAGCCATTCACTATTCTCCAGGCGTAAAAAAACCTGCCGGAGCAGGTTGGTTATTGTTTTGCTTTAGCGAGACGCCTCGCTTTCTTCGCCATGTAATCATCGGCCACCGCATCATACTCATCGCGCGTAAATCCTTTCTGATCGGGATATTTGGCGTTGAGCATGTGCTGGAACTCAGTCATGGTCAGTCGTTCCGCCTCTTCCCGGCTAATGCCGAAGTGGTTGCGTGCGGCGCTGATGTATTCGAAAGCCGAGAATTCTGATGTTCCCTGGCTGCTTTCATGGCGCTGCAACTGGCGCACTTTCGCTTTACCGATGATGCCATGCGTGATGAGGGATTGGGCGATCAGCAATATTTCGAAGTCTCCCATCTGCCCGGTGCGGCGCTTAAACGGCTTACCCTTCGTTTTTGCAGTTCGGAATTCACCTATAAGCGATGAAATATCGCATTCACTGCACGCCTCCATCACGGTAAGCGCTGCCATCAGTGCGCGTTTGCCGTAAGTGGTGTTGCGGATATGCTCAACCAACCATACTGGCACGTGCCCATAAGCCGCCACCGCGCGCTCAATCAATGGCGTCACCTCATCACTGTGCAGATCGTAAAACGTCTGCACAATCTCCTGTGGTTCGCCAATTCGCATCATATTGGCAAAGGATGGGCGAAACATGTAATCGGCGTCCTGTGTTGAAATCAGGCACTCACCAATCTCTTTCATCGGGGTCATGAGTTAATCCGGTAAAAAACATTTTCGGGGCCACCAGGCGGAAGCCCCTGAAATGGCAATTACGAAGCTGTAACGGTTACTGCGGTCGTGCCAACCTTCGCGCCGTCCGTGGTGGTGAACGTTGCGTTGCCGGTACCCGCCGCTACGCCGGTGATCAGGCCTGAAGTGCTGATGGTGAACTTTGATGTGTCAGAGGATGCCCACATGCCCGTTTTATCAGTCGCATCAGTAGGTGATACGGTGGCAGTCAACTGACGCGTGGCGCCCACAACAACAGAAGTGGTTGCAGGGGTCAGCGCAACGCCGGTTACGGGAACCTCATTGTCTGTGTCGATCACCTGAATGGTGTCGGCATCTGCAACTTTGAACTCGGTAGAGAACGTGATGATGTCGTTGGTGCCACCGTCAGAACTCAGGGCGTTAATCAGCATATAGCCGATGAATGTGACCGGGCCAAACTCCATGCGCACCCATAGCGTTGGCTGGCGTGTTGCCTGAATTTCCGTGTTGAAGTACTTAATCAGGCGTCCTACACCGTACTGATCCAGCTTGTCGTTGCGGCGCACTTCACCCTCAAAGGAGATAGTGAAGTCAGCGTTGGTAACGATGTTCTCAACGTAGCCTTTGGTGTCATCTGCATCCGACGTCACGCTGTTTGGCGAGAAGTCGAAGCCTTTACTTGTGCCAGCGGCCAGAGCTTTCCACTCCGACTCCAGCGGTACCGCATCGGCGCAACCATCGGCTACTTCGAGCACAATGGCGCGGCCAAACAACTTGGTGTTGTCCGTTGGGCAATTTGCTGCCATGGGTAATTCCTCTTTGGTGTTATCGGCTATTCGCCGTACTTGATTGCAAACTGAAGCCGATAGACCAGGCGGCCTTCGGTGGTGAGAACTGGCGCGGGTATTCCGCCGAAGTTTTCGATGTAGCCGATACAACTGTCTGAAATGGAGTTGCTCTGAATGCTGCTGATAATCTGCTGAACGCGCTCATCGACTGCGCCGTTGGCGCCCTTCGCTCCAATCACGTCAACCATCACGTAATATTCGGCGCCCAATTCATCTCGGATTGGTGAGCCGCCATTTGGCCTGAACACCATGAATGAGTCGGTCAATTTGCCGCTGTCATTCCAGACCAGCAACTGCGTGGTAAATCCAACGGTAAGCCCGGCATCAACAAAGTGATTGCGAACGCGCGTATGCATTGGAGGATTCAAAATGACATCTCCTTATGGACTGAGCTATCAATCAGCGATCGCTCATCCTCAAACCCGAGCGTCAGAAATTCTTTCTTGGCAGTTGCACGACGGAATCTCTGCGGGTTAGCTGGGTCATGCACATACGCTGCATAGCTGGCTGTATAGCCCACGCGTCCGGTTATACGCGTACCATTTACGATGATTTCCCGGAACTGACTGTTAATCAGAAAAGAGGTGTCGATGGCGGTATAAAGTGCCGCACGCGTACCACCAATGAGCATTGCCACTGTAAGAGCACGAACAACACGCCGGTCCTGAATGTTATCGATAGCGCGGTTAACGTTGCGCGTGACCTGTTTGATGCCTTTGACTTTCACGCCCATGCTTTTCTCCAGACGTAAAAAAGGCCGCTTTCGCGACCTTAGTTTTTCTTTTTCTCCCGCAGCCAATGCCACATCTCCCATATACCCCTTGAGGATATGGTAATTGCAGCAAGCCCAAGAGTCAGAGTGGCAATAGCAATAGCTAGCGAAAAATAGTCAGACATAACTACCTCTTGATTAGCATCACACGCCAGTAATTATTGCATAATCATCCGCCGTGCGATCAAAGGTATCGGCGTAACGGATAGCCTGCATAACCTCATCGGCGCCTGCCGCAATTGGGTCGGGGTTGTTAGACACACCTATAAGCAGGTAATCGCCGGTGTCAGCCAGCGCATACTCTGTCCACACGGTGTTCTTAACTACCTTCTCGGCGCCGATGTCGCCAAGACGCTTTGAAAGCCCACCCTGATAATCACAGGCAATCACCAGCGGAGCTTCGAACATCGGGTCGCCGTAGTCATTGCTTGCGCCTGAGCGCTTCCAAATCGTCGCCTGAGCTGTGTATGACCAGTTAGCCAAAGATGACATGTCATTTCCTCCAGCTGGTCACTGCGGGCTTATCAGCAGCAATTCTCGGGCAGTTAATCACCCACTCGCCGCTGCTGTTCACGTAGCCGGTCGTCTGCCGGCCGCTTGATGTCATTATCCACACTCGCTCGAATGGCTTGGGCGGTTGTGATGCCGGTTGCCAGTCCATCAGCAGCCACCAATCACATCGAAGAAGCCTACGCTTGTGCCAACGTCAATCGGCAGCAGCGCGGTGCATCCTGATGTGTCCAGCGCAGCCAGCGTATTTCGCATCGTCTTCACATCGCCGCTGTAATCAAACGTTCGGGACGCCCCTGAAGGCGCTGACTGTGATTTGATGCGCTGACTAAAGGCGGTGATAGCCATAAGGGTGACGGCGTACACCTGAATCAGTGTCATGTCGCATTCATCGTAGCCAGCCGCCTCCAGGCACATGCTTATACTGCCCAGCTTGCAGAGGTAGGCATCAATCATGAAATCCGGGATGGTGTAACCCAGCGCAGATAACTGCTGTTTAACCTGCGCTGCCGTTATCTGCACTGCCATGATTACCTGTCCTTTTTGGTTGCAGCTGTCAGCGCTGCCTCTGCTTTATCTGCACGATCGTTTGCTGCAGCAAGCTCAGTGGCGTGAGCAGATTTCAGCTGCTCCAGCGCGTCGTCATGCTCTTTGTCTTTCGCTTCAGCTGCATCTTGAGCGGTCTTCAGCTGCTCCAGCGCGTCATTCAATTTCGACTGCAACACAGATGTATCCGTGCTAACCGGCGCCGATGGGGTTGCCACTTCGAAGGTCAGCTTCTCGCCTTTCTTCTCGTTGGTTTTCTCCGCCTTACCGCTGGCAATCCACTTTTCAGCAACCGAATCATCCACGTCATAAACCTGACCAGCCTCCAGTTTCTGGAAGCTGGCACCGGCAAAGAGGTTTGCTACCAATACCTTTACGAGTGCCATGTTTGTTCCTTAGCTCGAAGCGTGGATGACTGAGTATTTGTTGTTGATGTCCTGCTTAACCATCAGGCCCATGGCACCCCATGTACGCCAGATGTAATCGCTGTTGTAGTGCTGGCGCGGGTCGGCAACAGTGCCGATGGCCTGGCCAACAATTGGAGCAATCACGCCTGCGGTCAGCGGAACAATCAGGATTTCGTTGCCTGACAGTTGCGCGTCTTCTTTGATTGCAGCGATGCCGGACAGCTTCAGGAACTCTTCCAGAACAGTGCGCGTCGCATTCACATCGAAGTAACGCTCAAGGTTGGACATGATTTCTGCTGAAACATACCAGGTCTGAGGCGCGTACTGGCTGTTTGTCACACGAACCACGTCACGCAGTGCGATAGCATTGGTGCGCAGCGCTACCGGATCGGTGCTGGTTGCAAAGTTGAACGTCAGCGTTACCTGAGCAACGCGTTCGTCAGCCTTCAGGCCTTTCCAGGTTAAGCCATCAAACTTCACGTAATTGCCTTCAGAGTCGCGGAAGCCGTTGAACATGTAGTCAACGTACTGACGCTGCACGTCTTCGACAGAACCACGCTGAGCATCAGCCTGAGACTGAAGGGCCGACGGACTGTTGAAAATCGGATCGCGCCAGTTGAACTTAAAGCCTGAGTCATGCACCGGCACCATCGTGCCATCAAAGGTGTAACTCTTGGCATCCAGCGCCGCGCCAATCTGTCCGGACATGGACGTATGAGCCCAACCACGACCACCAGTACGAGCGTAGTCATAGCGCGACTGCTCAATACGAACAGAACGCGACAGAGGCATCAGGTCATTCAGCAAAGTGAACTGAGTGGTTGGCTCGAACTGAGCCAGAACAGTGGTATCGAAAGCGCGATAAAGGCGGCGGATATCATCAACTGCGTTTACCGCATCCAGTCGCCCAGCATCTTCACGGACGCCACGCACGCGACCAATGAAGTCAGCAGCGGCTTGAGCACCTTCGTTACGCGCAATTTGCAGTTCGGCAAACTGAGACTGGTTAACCTCGAGGTTTCCAGTGCGTTCGCCCAGAGAACGGGAAAATACAAACATTCAGGTGCTCCTTACTTAATCACAACGCGCAGCAGGTCACCTGCGGCAGCGGTATATGCTTTGTCTTCTTCGACATAGCAACGAATTGACTCATCACCGGCTTGAGCCTTGACCTGACCATTTGCGATCGACAAAGGCTGCCCTTTTTTGTAGGTACCGGCAGCGGCGCGTACGTTCAGGAACATGCCCTGCAATGGCTGAATGCCAACTACCAGCTCACCGACCGGAATGCTGTCATCAACAGTCAGGCAGCGCAGATAATCGAAGTTGGCCACATAAAGGATCGCCTGCTCGTTACCTGCAACTGATGCGGTGAATTTGCCTGCATCGAAGAAGCCGATTGTGCCAGGCTTAGTTGCCGCTGCAGCCGCACCTTCACGGTTAAGCAGAGGGTTAGGGAATACGCCACCGGCGTGAATTACATGCTTTCCATCTTTAGCCATCATTTACTCCGGCATTTCGCTGAGGGATTTATCTGAGTTGACCTGACGCAGAGAGCTATTCAGGCCGATGGATGTCTGGCATTGAGCGAAGAGTTCATTCAGCGGCTCACCATCAAGCGCATTCACCGCGATATCAGTCATGCCGAACTTGGCTTTAACAGCGGCACGTTTTTCGCCTTTCTCTTTGTCAGAGTTAACTGCCAGGCCGCTTTCAATGGTGCTCAGTTTTTCGGCGAATGGTTTGAACCATGCCGGGGCTTCATCGCTATTGGTGGCGGTCTCTTTGGCCTTCTTGTCATCCGCCTCTTTCTTCTCTCGGGCGGCCTTCTCTTCAGGCGTCTCTTGTTTTGCAGCTGCTTTTTCAGCAGCCATCTGGTTGTATGCGTCCATCAGCTCTGCGTCGGTTTTGCCTTCGGTCGGCTTACCAGCTGCTTTCAGCGCATTTACGATCAGGTCTTTCATGGGATCATTTGCTCCATTTGTTTTAATCTCGTACTCAGGTTGTTTGCGCACGACTTCTACAGGTTCGCCAACGAATTGGGCTTTGCCGTCATCATCGAGGATGTACTTCTGCTTGAAATAACGGGAATCATCCCGATAAACGAAGGTGTCTGGCCAGACTGACTCGGGCCACAACCAATTGTCATCTGATCGCCCGTCACGCAGCTTTTCGCTTATGGCGCGCTGAATGTCGTCAAAGCTGAAATTGGAGGCGTTGGTGAAGAAGAACTTCGTTTTGTTAACGAGGCCTTCTTTGGTGCAGTTGGATGCATCAGAAAGGCTCGCTACTTCAATCTGCTGATCCTCGCCATCAGAGTTAACGAAGATGCCAACGCCTTCATCTGGAGTGCCTGCGCCGGGCTCATCAAGCAGCACCGCCACATGGTCAAACATCATGTTCGTGGCGATCTCGTTGTACTTTTTCCCCTTCGACTCGCCGTTGGCAGCGATGCCGGAATACAACAGGCCAGTTGAGATGTGGATCGGCTCGGCGTTGGTGCCGGCGGCCATTTCATCCAGGCGGTTAATCAGACGCTTACCCTTGTCGCTGGATTCTGCATAGCGGCGATCAACGTACATGTCGCCCGTTACTTTGCCGGCGGTGTGACTGACGTTCTGTAGCCAGGCGCCAACGTGGTAGTTGTTGACTGCGCGAACATCGCGCGCCGATACGTGCTTGCCGTCCACCTTTGGATGGCCCAGCGGCATCGGATTTCGCTCAAGCGTGTTAAACGCCTTTTCAATTTCTGCTGCCGGGTACAACTTCCGGTTCATCACGATATCGTCGACAACGGGCGTGATGCCGCGAACCACGATATGTGGTTTGCCGTCGATGGTTTCAGTGGTGATGTTTGAAGCGGAGTTGACGACGGTCAGCACGTTAACGCGATTGCGCTT